ACGATCAAGCACGATGACTTGATGGATGCCTGCACCCAAGGTTTACGTTTCCTTGCTGATAAAGATATGATAAGCGTGAGTAAGCCTAAGCCGTTGCAGCCGAGGCTCATTGTGAACTCGCGCCCGAGGGGAAATCCGTATGGCATCTGAGCCGAACGACATGGACGAAGCCAAGGAAGATCTTGGCGAGATGTTTGAACTTCCCGAGGAGATCTCGGAAGTAGAAGACACCGAGGACGGTGGAGCGATCGTTCGCTTTGGGGAAGAAGAAGACGAAGAGGAAGTAGAGCTAGAGTTTTACGCAAACCTTGCTGAGACGCTTCCCGAAGGGGACATGGATGCGCTGGCCCAAGAGTTCTTGGGTTTGATTGCAAAGGACAAGGAAGCGCGGAAGAAGCGCGATGAGCAGTACGAAGAAGGAATCCGCAGAACCGGACTTGGTGACGATGCACCAGGCGGCGCTCAGTTTCAGGGCGCAAGTCGGGTCGTGCACCCCATGCTCACTGAAGTCTGCGTGGACTTCTCTGCCCGAGCTATTAAAGAGCTTTTCCCCGCCGAAGGACCCGTCAAAGACCACATTGTCGGAGACATAACGGCGCAGAAGGTGGCGAAAGCCGAGCGCAAGAGCCAGTACATGAACTGGCAGTTGACGCAGCAGATGCCGGAATTCCGTGCGGAACTTGAGCAATTGCTCACGCAGGTTCCGCTCGGTGGTGCGCAATATCTCAAACTAAGCTGGGACTCTGGCAAGCGCCGTCCGGTTCCGCTCTTTATCGGCATCGATGACATCTACCTGCCCTACGCGGCAACGAACTTTTATTCATCCGAGCGCAAGACGCACGTTCAGTACGTGACGGAGATTGAGTATCTCCAGCGCGTGCGTTCGGGCATGTACCGCGATGTGGATCTAGCGCCGACGACGGCGGACCCGGATGTTTCAAAGGCTGAGAAGGCCAACAACAAGATCGAAGGCCGCGATGACGGCGCGTATGACACGGATGGTCTGCGCACGATCTTTGAGATCTACGCGATTACGGACATTGAAGAGAAGTACGGATTAGCGCCGTACATTATTTCGGTCGATAAGACGACGGGTAAGGTGCTCTCGATCTATCGCAACTGGCAAGAGCAAGACGAAACGCTCGAAGAGATGCAGTGGATCATTGAGTTCCCGTTTGTTCCGTGGCGCGGAGCGTACCCGATTGGTATCCCGCAGATGATCGGGGGCATTTCAGCGGCTGCGACTGGCGCGCTACGCGCGCTCTTGGACTCTGCGCACATTGCGAACTTCCCCGGAATGCTCAAGCTCAAGGGCGGGCGCGAAGGCGGGCAGTCCGAGCGCATCGATCCGACCGAGGTGAAGGAGATCGAGGGCGGTGCGTTTAGCGATGACATCCGCAAGATTGCGATGCCGCTGCCGTTTAACCAGCCGTCCGAAACGCTCTTCCGCTTGCTCGGGTTTTTGGTTGAAGCGGGCAAGGGCGTCGTTCGCACGACGATGGAAAACATCTCCGACACAAATACAAACATGCCGGTCGGTACGCAGCTGGCTCGAATTGAGCAGGGCATGATGGTTTTCAGTGCGATCCATGCGCGTCTGCACGACGCGATGGGTCGCACGTTGAAGGTGCTGCATCGCTTGAACTCCATGTACCTCGAGGATGAAGAGGTCAAGGAAGAATTGGGTGAGTTGGTGGTGCGTCGATCGGACTTTGAAGGTCCGATGGATGTCATCCCGGTATCTGACCCCAACATCTTTAGCGAAGCGCAGCGTTATGCGCAGGTTCAAGCGATTGCGCAGCGTGCAATTGCGCTTCCGCAGATCTATGACCTGCGTAAAGTTGAAGAGCGCATTCTGCATCAGTTGAAGATTCCGAACGCAAAGGATCTACTACTTCCTGCTCCGAAACCGAAGGAGATGAATGCCGTCAATGAAAACATTGCTGCAACGCTTGGGCGTCCAATATCGGCGTTCCCGGAACAGGATCATCTTGCGCACATCCAGGTCCACTTGGACTATCTCACTAGCCCCGTACTGGGTAGCAGTGTCCTCATGTCGGGGACATACGTTCCTGTCATTCTTAATCATCTCAAGGAACATATCGCTCTTTGGTACGCGAATCATGTCTTTGAAGTCGCGTCTAATGCGGCGGGTCGGGATATCTCCGAGATACAAAAGTTCAATAGCACGGAAGTGAAGCAGAGCTTTGATCAAATGCTGGCTGCGGCATCGCAGCGTGTGGTGCCTGACGCTACACGCGCTTTTGGTGCGATTCCGCAAATCGTGCAGCAAGCGATGCAGGTCATGCAGCAGATGCAGGGCATGGGTCCACAAGATCCGCGAGTGGCTGCGCTCATGGCGGAGACGCAGCGCAAAGCCGCTGCCGATCAGGGCAATCTTCAGATCAAGCAGGCCGAGCTTCAACTCGAAGCGCAGAAGACGCAGGTGGGGTCGCAAGAGCAGGCTGCGAAGATGCAGCAGGCTGCGCAACGCGAAGTGCTCAAGCAAGATCGCTTGGATCAGCGTCAAGCCGCAGAGCTTCAGGTCAAGATGGTTACGAACCGCGAGGACAACGAAACCGCCAAGCAAATTGCAGCGGCAGAAGTTCTTACGGGCGAAAATGTGAGTGTATCTACAGGAACGGGGATCAACCCGTAGAGGTGATTTATGGCAAACGATTACATGAACCAGCACAAGATGATGGCCATGGGCATGGCTGTCAGCGGTCAGAAAATGGTCAATGGTGGCCCGAAGAAGGGCATGGTTGACCAGTCGAAGGGTGTCAAGGGCGACCCGAAAGCAACGCCCGCAATTATCAGCAAAGGTAAACAAAACGCATGATTGAACGCATCATTGACGAATTGGAGTTGGCCAAGGCGCGCGTTGCACACGACGCGATGAAGCGGCAACTGGAAGGTAAGGATGCTTCGTTTGAGTATGGCAAGGCAGTGGGCACTTACGCCGGGTTGCAGGCCGCATTAACTTATATTGACCGTCTTCTCAAAGCGGACGAAGACGACGAAGAGGAGTTTTAAATGTCAGCATTGGATGAGGCTTTTCCTAGTGTAGAGCCTGGTTTGATTCCTTTTGGTTCGCGAGTGCTAGTACAGATTCGCTCGGCAAAGAAGACTTCTTCGGGTGGAATTATTCTGCACACCGAAACTCGTGAAACGGAGATCTGGAACACCCAGATCGCGAAGGTGGTTACCCTTGGACCGTTGGCGTTCAAGAACCGCAATACGATGGAATCATGGCCGGAAGGTAATTGGTGCAAGCCGGGCGATTTTGTCCGCGTGCCCAAGTACGGCGGAGATCGTTGGAAGGTGCCCTACGGTAATGACGAAGAGGCGCTTTTCGTGATCTTCAATGACCTTGACATCGTAGGTGGCGTAGTGGGCGATCCGCTTGCCATAAAAGCGTTTATCTGAGGTGACCCATGGCAGAGAAAGACATGCTGTCGGAAGACGACAACCAAGAGGCTGAAGAATATGTGGCAGTTGAAACTCCTCTTACAGAGGGCGAAGACCAAGCTGGAGAGTCTGCTGAAGAGGCTGCGGAAGGCTCCGATGATGGAGACGATGGAATATCCGCCAGCGCAGACTCCGAAGAAGACGCGCGTCTCTCGGAAGAAGACAGCGACGAAGAGTCGTCGCAAAAGTCAAAAAAGCAGTTAACTCCTGAAGAAAAGCGCGCTCAGCGACAGAACCGCAAGTTCCGCCGCCGTGCTGCGATTGAGCACAAAGAGCGCGAACTTGCGTTCTTGCGTGCCGAGAACGAGGAGTTTAAGCGTCGCTTGTCGATGGTCGAGCAGCAGACGAGCAAGTTCAATGTTAGCGCAGTAGATCAAAAACTGAACGAAGCATTGAACGAGGCTCAACTTGCTGAGCGCATCATGGCAAAGGCGATTGAGCAGGGTCAGGGCGAAGATGCTACGAAGGCGCTTCAGATCCGCGATCAAGCACTCGATCGCGCGCGGCAACTTCGGGCTGCAAAGGAAGAGGCTGAAAAGCCTGTTTCACAACCAAAGCCTGGTAAAGACCCCCGTGTTGCGGCGTATGCCAAGGAGTGGATCGAAGCCAACAACTGGTACGACCCATCCGGTCGAGATGAAGACTCTGCAATCGTGAAGATCATTGACCAGCGCCTGGCTGCGGAAGGCTACAACCCCGCATCTGAGGACTACTGGATTGAACTAGATAACAGAGTATCGCGCCGTTTACCCCATCGTTATCAAGAGGATGCCAGCATGGCAGAAGTTGAAAAGCCAGCCGCTAAGGCTGCGCCGACCCGCAAGGGTCCCCCGGTGGGAGGAAAGCGCGAATATGCGCCGCCGTCCACGCGGAAAGAGGTGTATATCAGCCCTGAGCGCAAGCAGGCGCTCATCGACGCAGGGGTCTGGGATAACCCAGAGTTGCGTCAACGCTACATAAAGCGTTATGCTGAATACGATCGTAATTCTTCTTCTCGCTAAACAAGGGAGCGAGTTACCATGAGCGACGAAAGACTGAAGAAAGTACTTGGCGAAGGGCGCGAAAGCAGGCTTGCGTATGATCGCGCAGCGACTGAAAACCGCGAGTTGTCAGACGACGCCCGAGTTGAGATGTTTCGACAGCAATTTATTCAGGCCGCGTTGCCTGATTTGCCGAAGATTCCGGGTTACCACACTTGCTGGTTGACCACGACGAACCCTAGAGATTCGATTCAGGCGCGTATTCGGCTTGGTTATGAGCCGGTTAAGCCCGAAGATGTTCCCGGTTGGGAATACGCTTCGATTAAAACTGGCGAATGGCAGGGGTTCATTGGGGTCAACGAGATGCTTGCGTTTAAGCTTCCCATTTCGCTGTACAAAAAGTACATGCAGGCTGTGCATTACGATGCACCCAATGAGGAAGAAGCGCGGCTACTGGGCAATACTGAAGCTATGAAAGAACAGGCTGAGCGCTCCGGTTCAAGTTTGGTCGAAGGTGACGGCATATCGGCAATTCGGGATTCCGCCAAGGTACGTCCTCCTACAGAGTGGGCGTAACTGGCAGTCACGTTTTGTGAGGATTTAAACAATGTCAAGCTCAAGCGCACCGTTTGGCTTGCGTCCGGCTTTTCATCCCAGCGGGGTCGTTCGCCCTGTTGCGATGACTATTGAGTCCGGGTACAACGCCAACATTCTCCAGTTCCAACCAGTAAAAATCAGCACGACCGGCAACATTCAGGCCGCTGCTGCTAGTGACCCTATTGTGGGTACGTTCATGGGTGTCGAATTTACCGATACCGATGGCCGTCGCCGCGTAAGCAATAAGTGGACCGCTAGCACTTCGGCTACGGATATCGTTGCTTACGTCACGACTGATCCGGCTATTGTGTATGAGATCCAGGGTAGCTCCTCGCTCAACATTACCAATATCGGTAACCAAGCGGACTTTGCAAACGTCACCTCCGGTAGCACCACGACTGGCCTGTCTCAGGCTGAGCTGGATGTTTCCGGAATTCAAACCTCGGGTAACAGAGTTCTGCGTGTCGTCAACCTCGCTCCGGAGGTTAACAATACGTGGGGTGATGCTTACACCATCGTTCAGGTCCAAATCAGCGAGCACCAGTTTGTCGCTGATAAGGCTGCATTCTAAGGAGGACTAGAACATGGCAGTCCCAATGCGTAGTACTGACTTTCGTTCCATTGTTGAGCCTATTCTTAACGAGGCTTTCGATGGCGTTTATGACCAGCGTGCTGACGAGTGGAAACAAGTGTTCGTCCAGCAGCAGGGCATTCCCCGCAACTACCACGAAGAGCCGGTCCTGTACGGATTCGGCGCTGCTCCGGAACTCCCGGACGGCACCGCTGTCACGTACCAGGCTGGTGGCGTGCTCTTCTTGCAGCGTTACGTCTACAAGGTCTACGGCCTTGCATTCGCGCTCACGAAGGTGCTCGTGGAAGATGGTGACCACATCCGTATCGGCCAGACCTATGCCAAGCACTTGGCGCAGTCGCTGATCGAAACGAAGGAAACCCTCTGCGCCAACGTCCTCAACCGTGCGTTCACCGCTGGCTTCAACGGTGGCGACGGCGTGCCGCTCGTTGCAACGAACCATCCGATCGCGGCTGGTACGTTCAGCAACCAGCTTACGACCCCGGCGAACCTGTCCCAGACCTCGCTTGAGCAACTCCTCATTCAGATCCGCAACGCTGTTGACAACAACGGCAAGCGCATCCGTTTGAACCCGGAGAAGCTCGTTGTGTCGCCGTCGAACGTGTTCCAGGCGGAAGTGCTCCTCAAGAGCGTCCTCCGTACCGGCACGGCTGACAACGACATCAACCCGGTGAAGTCGATGGGCCTCCTCGCTGGCGGTCAGGCCAACCTCTCGCGTTTGACTTCGACCACCGCTTGGTGGGTGAAGACGGACGCGCCGGAAGGCTTGAAGCTGATGATGCGTCGCGGTCTTGAGAAGTCAATGGAAGGCGACTTCGAGACTGATTCGACGAGGTTTAAAAGCACAGAGCGTTACGCCGTTGGATTTACGGATCCAAGAACGGTGTATGGCACCGCGGGCGTTTAAGCCATTGATTTGTAAGGGATTTTTTCTCTAGACAAATCCTTGCCCGGCTCTGTATGATGCTAGCCAACTTGGAAACAGGAAGGCCATCATGCAGCAGCCGGGCAAGTTTTATGTGTACGTTTATCTTGATCCCCGTCCGGGGAAAGGGCTTCAGCCCATCTACGTCGGCAAAGGCACCGTAAATTTAGACCGCGCCAGTGATCACTGGGAACGTCGGTGTGTTAATCCTTTTTTGCAAAGCGTGCTGGATAAGATTCGGGCAGCGGGTCTTGTTCCACAAATCACAATTGCTGCGTACATGGATAACGAAGAAGAGGCGTTTGCCATGGAATGCGACTTGATCGCTCAATACGGGCGGCGAGATATAAAAACTGGCTCTCTTTGTAATTTAACTGCGGGAGGCCAAGGCGTTGCTGGATTAAAGTATAGCGAAGAACGGTTGCGTAAATGGCGAGAAAAAATGCAAACCGCCGAATGGAAAAACATTGTTTCTAAAATTTCTCGTGATGCTTGGGCAAACCCAGAAATAAAAGCTCAGCGTGTAGCCCGTATCAGGAAAATGTGCGCTGATCCTGCACACAGGGCCAAACTCCGCGCAGCCATTCTGAAGAGCCGCACGGAACAAGTCCGCAACAAGATTAGCGTAGCCATGCGCACCAACTGGGAATCTGACGCATATCGTGCGAAACAATCCGCTTCCAGAGCGGAGGCTCATGCACGACCAGAGGAAAAGAAACGCAAGAGCGAAGCTACAAAAAGACTATGGACACAGAAAGGAGATAGTATTAGATTAGCCATCAAGACCGCGAAATCGACTCCGGAGCGACGCGCCGAGGCTTCTCGAAAGTCAAGGGCGTATTACGAGAATGAAGAAGCTCGTAAGAAAGCAGGGGAGTATGCGAAGGCGCACAACACGCCGGAAGTTCGCGCAGCAAAGGCAGCGTTGTTGAAGGCGCGTTGGGCGGACCCTGAGTTTAGAGCAAAGATGCTCGCGAAGAGAAAGACCAAAGCGCAAGAGATTTGAGTTCTAGGTGTAACCAGCCCATCTGACCGGCCTAGCGGACGATGCACAGACAGATGGGTGACTCGTGCATGAGGTGATGCAATGGCTAATACAACTTTTACCGGCCCGGTTAATTCGCTTAACGGATTTTCGGGCACTATTCTCACCGTCGCTTCGGCCACGGTAACTAATCTTGTTTGCACTTCGCTGACGATTGGCTCGACCAAGCTGACCACAGGTTCAGTTTCGGGCACGATTGCTGATCAAGCGGGTCGCATCCCGGTGTTGATAGGAAGCACCACACGTTACATCGCTCTGTACAGCAGCCTGACTCCGTAAATTCGCTGGGGGGCTTCGGCCCCCTTTGCTTGTGATTGTGAGGGAAAGCAACCATGCGTCCTATTAGTTTTACAAGATCACAGCCTACAGCGAACATTGCGAGCATCGTCACGGCTCAATCTTTGAGTGTGTCGGGTGCAATTACGCTGGATGGTGCGTTGGTATCTAACGGTGTGGCTACGCTAACGGTGCCTGCGGTGCTGATTGCGTACAGCCAAGCCTCTTCCACAATTAACTTTGTGGTGACGGGTACGGGTCCTGCGGGCCAGTCTCAAGTTGAGACGCTTGCGGTAACGGCGTCGGGCAACCTTACGGGTTCGCTGGCGTTTGCAACGGTAACTCAAATTACCTCAAGCGCAGCAGCGCCTTCGACCATTAGCATCGGAAACGGTGTGCCGGGATACACAGCTTGGATTCCGCTCGACATCTACACGCCGAATCAGGTCACGAACATTTCCGCAAAGAAGAGCGGAACCGTGAACTACTCGGTTGAGTACACGAACGAAGATCCGTTTAATACGAGCATCCAGCAGCTGGCGGTGCCGCATCCAAATGCGAGTCTGACAAACTCAACGTCTGATGAGACGCAGTTCACGACCACGTTGATGCGTGCGGTGCGACTGAAGATCAACTCAGGCGACGGGTCTGTGCGATTTACGATCGTGCAGCAGTCCACGAAGTAAGTCATGGCTAACGTCAAGATTACGGACCTTACAGCGGCGACAGCTCTGGGTGGTACGGAGCTGTTTGAGTGCGTGCAGGCTGCGACTTCGGTCAAAGCCTCTGCGACTCAGATCAAGACGTTTGTAGGCAGCTCGCTCAACATTACGGGCGGCGTGTTGGGGTCGGTCACGATCAGCAACGCTATTGGTGAGTTTGATTCGATCACGATCACAGCGGGTGCGGTTCCGTTTAACACGATTACGAACCGAGCAATTGGTCAGTTTGAGTCTCATGTAGACCAGACGGCTGTATCGGCTAACGTGGCGTATGTTGTGCAAATGAACAACGCAGCACCGTTTAACGCCGGAATTACGATTGCTTCTAGTACTAACGTCACGGTAGCTGCGGCGGGCGTGTATTCTGTTAATTCAAGCATTCAGTTTGCTAACTCTGACAGCAATAACCACACTTCGACTTTTTGGTTTAGAAAGAACGGAACAAACATTGTTAACTCTGCATCGGTGATATCGGTGCCTAAGGTTGTAGACGGCGGTAAAACGCTGGCTCAAGTAACAATCTTTGAGTCAATGTCCATTAACGACTACGTTCAGTTGGTGTGGTCTGTAAGCAATACTGCGGTAACGCTGGATTACTCTTCGGCTTCGGGTGTCATTCCAGAAGTTCCTTCGGTAATCCTTAACATGCAGAGAATTAAGTAATGAACTGCAAAGGCGACTGGTCAGAATGGAAACAGTTTGCCAAAGGCGGTGGCGCGTTTAAGAGTCCCGCTTGGCAGCGCAAGGCTGGGAAAAATCCGGAAGGCGGTTTAAACGAAGCGGGGCGACGTAGCGCAAAGCGCGAAGGGATGAACTTGAAGCCGCCGGTAAGTGCTGGACAGGCAAAGAAATCCCCGAAAGCAGCAGCGCGTCGTCGATCGTTTTGCGCAAGAATGTCTGGAATGCCTGGTCCAATGAAAGATGAAAAAGGCAGGCCAACGCGGAAGGCACTTTCGTTGAGAAAGTGGGATTGTTAAATGGGTGATTACAAGCGTCAGCATCAAATGCCTGCAAGGTATTTTGAGAACTGGGCTAGAGATGATCAGTACGTGGAGCGTGGGCAGCGGTTCAAACCGAAGAAGCGCAAGGCAAAGGAATTAGACGATCGCCGTTATCGGCGGGAGCAAGAAAATGGGCGTTAAATACCTTAAAGACTTTGATTTTCCGGCTTCTGGCGGCTTCCACAGCAAAGCCATGCCGAGTCGTGCAAACGCTTCCGCAAAAGGAATGCCTGCTCGTGCCAAGCCGAACGCTCCGGCTCGTGGTGCTCCGAGGATGGAGTCGAAGCCGAGCGTAGGCAAGCGCCAGGGGTATGCTGAAGGTGGCCGCGTTCCGGGTTACGACATGGATCGACTTCCGGCCAAGAAGCCGCCGGGGCGCACGATGGATCTTGCTCCCTCGAAGCCGGAAAGGGGCGAGTATCAGGGCTACGCCAAGGGCGGCATGACCAAGGGCGAGAAGAAGATTGGCAAGGTTATGCGGGAGTACAAGGAAGGCAAGTTGCATTCGGGTTCCAAGAAGGGCCCAAAGGTGAAGAGCCGTGAGCAGGCGATTGCAATTGCTCTTTCCGAAGCCCGCAAGGCCGGTGCCAAGATCCCGAAGAAGGCTGAGGGTGGCATTTTTGACGAGCAAGAAGAAATTCGCAGCCTTGGACGTCCGAAAAGTTATGCCGAGTCCGGCAGCGCGGGCGGCAGCAACATCAGCTTTAAGGATGCTTTTAGAAAAGCGCGCGAACAGGGACTAAAGGAATTTAGTTGGCGCGGTGATCGTTACACGACCAAGCTCAAGGAAGAAGTTAAGAGCGAGCGCAAGGTCGAAGAGAAGCCAGCTAAGAAAGCAGAAACCAAGAAGGAGATGTCTGCTTCTGAGCGTCAACGCGAGTTCTACCTCAAGAACCCGGAGCCGGGTCTTAAGTCGGTTGCGCCGGAAGAGGTGCTCTTTGGACCGAAGGCTAAGGCCGCGCTTGCTGGAGCGGGCGCAGCTGCTGCGGGCTACGGGCTGAAGAAGTTGCGCGACATGATGCTGCGTCGTGGCGAAAGCGCGCGCAAGGTAGCAAAGGATGTCAGCAAGGGTGATCTTGCGATGGCGCGCAGTGCTGCCGCTCGAGAGTCTGAAGCAAAGGCAATGGAGGGCTTCAAGAAACAGATGCAAGCCCGCCAGGGAATGGGCGCTCGATATGCCAAGGGTGGCGAAGTGTTTAGCACGGAGTACCTTGCTTACGGCGACAAGAAGGGTCCGTATCGTGGTAGCCCGAAGAAGGCCAAGATGCTGGGTCGTCAGGACCGTCGTGCTCGCGAAGCCATGGAGCGTGCGGAAAAGTACGCGCCGGGAATGAGCCTTGATATGAAGGCCAAGGGCGGCATGGCCAAGCACTCGGATGTGAAAATGGACAAAGCCATGATGCGTAAAGCCGTTCATAAACACGAGAGCGAAAAGCATCCGGGCGAACCCAAGACCAAATTGCGTCACGGCGGCGTTCCTGCTCATGGACGTAAGCCAATGTACGGCGGCGGTAAGTGCTAAAATAACTTTCGTGTAGTCATAGGGGTCTGCTCGGTGCAGCGGGCCACGGCGCAAGAGGGACCCTGATGGCAACTTCCGGTACAGTTTCGACAACTCAATTTACGACTAGGCAGGTCATTGACCATGCCTACAGGCGT